TGTTATTTTCTATCGTTAAAGGTATTTGAGATAGATCAATTAACTTCTTATTTCTATTAAAGTTCTTTTTGGTTTCTGACCCTAATGGTATATTTTCTACATTTGACCACTCTTCCAGTCTTTGTTTTGTAATAGGTTTTTGTCTTTCACCTGTTACAAACACATCATCTGGACTTAATATATTTGGTACACCATCTGATCTATCACCTTTAATAATTTGTTCTCTTAAAAACTTAATTGGGTCTTCTTGTTCACCAATATAGGCCTTTAAAAACGGTGACCATTGGTACACATCACCATAATGTTGTAATTGTATAAAATCTTTATCGCCTGAAATAATTAAATATTTGTCTTCTTCTCTTAACTTACAAAGTATTGCTATAATATCATCTGCTTCAGCGTTCTCAACATACATTACCACATAAGGAAAACTTTTAGCAATCTCATTTTTAATTTCTGTAATTATTTTAAATATATTATCCCAATCAAATGGTCCATCTAATCTACTTTGTTTTCTACTATACTTGTAATTAGGAAAGAAATCTCTACGCCAAGGATTGCCGGCGTCTGAACATAATACCATTGTACCATATTCTTCTTTAAATTTAACATTGAAACCTCTTAAAGAATTTAAGACCATATGTCTAATCATTTCTTTATTTGGTTTTACATCACCCTTACCTCTTACCTGAGCCATAAGGTTTGATATTAAAACTTGGTTTAGATCAACTAATATCATTTAAATATTTCTTTTTGTACCAACTATAAAATTGTTTATCACCAAAGTATTCTACAACATGACTTGCTGGTACTTGGTCACTTCTAATACAATCAGCAACCTCTTGGTATTCTGTTCTATCAATCTTTAATTGTTTTTGTGGTTTCATTTTAGCTAAAGTCATAAGGTGTCTTTTTCTTTTTATCGGCTTCAATTTGTTCAATGTTTTTTCTATGTCTTTCATACAGCAAATAAGCAATTGTAAAACCCACAACTGTTAATATTGTTCCTATAAAAAATAAACCTAATCCGTGAGCAAATGTCATTGTATTACTGGTGGCGATTTCTCGCCACCAATATGTATATTTAAATTAAGCGTCAATAGAAGCTACTGTTGCTTTTGTAGGAGCAACAATGCTAGCATTGTCGTATTTAAAAGGTGTACCATATAAAGCTTTGATACCTGCTGAGATAATTGCTCTCGTTGGTGTACCAATTCTGTACACGTGGTTACCTTTTACTTTTGAACCGTAGATCATATAACCTTCAGCTCTTAAAGTATCAACCATAGCTCTTGGTGATTTAAGACCAAACTTTGTGTTTAAAGTCTTCCATGCGATTGATTGACCTCTTAATAAAGCATTAAGAATTTGTTGTTTTTTTGACAATTTCTTTCTGCCTCTATTTTCTGTTTTTTTATTTAAACCAAACATAATTTTCTCCTTTTATCAATTGGTTAGTTAATACTATTTTACAACCTGTTAAGGCGATTCTCGTAAGAATTTTGTTAATCATCTAAATTTTCTCCATCAAACATACCATTTAGATCATCTAATTCGTCTTTAAATTCGTTGCTTAAAGGTTTATGACTTTTAACCTTTACTTCTAAAACTTTTGTGTAATCAATCTTAGCAGACTTCTCGCCTTTTTTATTGATGTTTATTGTAACAAGTTTATCTGATAATTCCTGTGTAGGGTGTTTCATATTAAAATCTCTATAGATTAAACCTCTAATCATATCAACTAATATGGCTAAATCTTTAGTAAAGTTATAACCATCTGTTTTGATTGAAAGATCATATAGTTGTCTTAATAAATTCATACTAATATCATCAACAGCCGTTTCTACAAATTGCTTTGTTTGTTGATCTCGTAACTTTTTGGCCGCCTTTTCATCTTTTGGAGGACCAGATGTTGACTTTTCAACAATACGGTTTGTTGGAAATTGTATGATATTATCATCAGCCACTATATAATTTCACCCTTAAAGTTTACTTTACCCATGTCAGCAAAATACTCTACTAGTTGATTATAACCACCGACTAATTGACCATCAATCTTTATTTGTGGCATAGTTCTTACTTGTTTACCAATGTCTTCTAACATGGCTTGAGGAGAGTCAAACTCTTCCATCTTTTTTTCTGTATATTCATAACCAAGTGTCTTAACTAAATGTTTAGCCTTGTTACAAAATGTACAGTTTTGTTTACTGTATATTATTATTTCCATCATCTTTACCTATTAAGTTTTCGTAAGCAATTTGTGCTTTTTCTTTTACATTATAAGCGTCAACAGCTTCAGAGATTGTGAAATTATACATCTTGTTAAATTCACCCATTGGTAATCTTAAACCAATCCAAGCTCTGTAGTATTTTTGTTTTGTGATTGTTACATCTTTAGCAAAGATTTCATAACCTCTAACTGGTGTATCTTTAATTAAATTTACAATTGTAGATTCAACTTCCGATACCGTTGTCTTGTTTTGATTCTTTCCTAATTCAGTAATGAATTGTTTACTAGACTTATTCATTTCGCCTTTGATAATGTCAGCAAGTTCAGCTTTCGCAATCATCATACCTTTTTCTATTGCTAGATTAAGGTCTGGTGATACTGCTGTACCAACACCAAAGATACACATTTTATCTTTGTCTTTACCAAACGTTGGTGTATCACACGCTTTCTTTTCAGAAAAGTCAGCCATATACCATTTTGGTACTGTATTTAAAACTTTTCCTTTCTCATTTTTCATCTTATAAGTTGCTGAACAGTTAGCCACTAAAAGGCCTGCTACTACAACTGATACTAGTTTTATCACTTTATTCATAATTAATTAACCTCACTTTTTATAGTATATACTATTTCTTGTAATTTGTCAAGTCCGAAAGAAATATGTTCTAAAAACTCACTTCCAGACATTCCAGTTACAATAACTAGTATTAGTGAGAGTATGATTATATTCTTAATCATTGTACCTCCCATTCACCATTTATTTTTAAACACGTCTTTCCTGGTGTTTTAAAGGCGTGTCCTGACCGACTATAATATCGGCAATATTCTGGAGCTGAAACGTCCCTATAGTAAAATTGAGCAAATAACTCCCAATAACCTGGTGTGTCAATACCCTTTTTACCATCAGCACACTCCAAAATTTCTTCTTTCATAATATCATCACCTTTTTGTTTGATGATGACTTTAACAAAACAATATTGACCATCAGTTTTTTCAGGCGATATTGTTTTAATTTTACTATGTAATATTTGTTCACCTGAAAATGCTATACTTACAAGACCAGGTATTAAAAGTAAAACCAAAAATATTAAAAATAAAGTTCTTTTTTTATTCATCTTTTTTCAATCCACTGTCCATCTGGTAGTTGACACGCTGTACCAAACACCATTTTTCTATTTACACCACCAACACCAATCAATGGCCAATTGTTTGTAATATCTACTGTAGCGTCATAGTCTTTACATTTAATAGGACCTTTTTGATAGGTACTATAAGTTTTTATAATGCCAGAATTTCCTGTTTTTGAATTGAACCAATTTGTATATGATGAACCTGTAGGACTTGTATTTAAATGATCTACAAATACAGCGTTGTGTACATCATAATCAGAATTATACATAATTTCAGCACCAGCAAAAGCGCCTGTCACAGCACAAGTAGCTATCACATATGGATTATCCATACCCATAGAAACACAGGCACCAGTTGTGGTAGTAGAACCTAACACAGCACCGGTCTGTGACCTATTTAATGTACAGTTAGTTAAAAATAAACTAACTACTAAAATCCATATTATTTTGTCTAATTTCATTACAAATTTTTTCACTATCCACACTTTTGATTATATAAAAATCAGCGTTATTATCTATAACATATTTAAAAAACCCTTTTGATTGCCAGAATACTTCCGCTCTAGCTGTAATAGGTCTAATTAAATGTGTACCATCATTGGCACTTGTACAAACAAAATCTTTAGTCATTGTTTTGTCCTGTTAAGTTTGAAAATAAAGATTTAATCTTTGACCAATTGGCAGCGTTTTGTTCTTTACCTTTTTCCCATTGCACTTTTTGATATTCTTTTATATCTGTCCATTCATTGACCACAAAGTTTTTAACTTTTGTATCAATTGTTTCTTCCGACTTTGCCATCATAGTTGTCATTAAAACTAAAATAGTTATCATCATCATTGTTCTCATACTATATTTTCCTTCCCATAGTTTTAAAATCCTTACTATCAACTATCATGTAAGGACCCTTATTGTAGGCCACACTAATTGTTTTACCGACAGGTAGTTGTGTAGCATAACCTCTTTTGTATGTACTACCGTCAATCTTGTCACTTGTTGGTACTGTTTGTTTACATTTGTAATTTGGCATATCATAGCCGTCAAATGAAGAAAAAATCTCACCAGTATCAACATCAATATTTACACCCAAAGACTTAATGTATTGGTTGAGTTTCTTGTTTAGGTTTTCTAACTTCTTTTTTTTCACCGTTTTCATATATAAAGTATTCAAGTTCTTCTTGTTGTTTTTTCTCGGCATAAGTCATATTAAACACTCTTTTATAAAAAGCGTCAATAGGTTTTGGAGCAGACCAATCATCAATTAAGTTCTGTAGTTGATCTGTAGTCATAGAAAGATTACTAAAGTTTTTAGGCGCCTTAATCATATCTTCTTTTAGAGCGGAAAGATAAGCGACTCTGTGTGTGTAGGTCTCTTTCTTCTTACTTTGATCTTTTTGAGTCACGTCTTTAAACTCGTTAAATATCATTTCTTTAGTGTAAAACATATATTTGTCCTTTTGTTAGTTATTTGAGTTAATAATATCATAAAACCATTGGATTGTCAAGCCTATAAAAATTGTTGATTTTACTAGTTTTTTTACTCCTGGAACTGACCAGGACACGCCAGGATTGGCGATTCGTAGTTTATGTGAGTAGTATATCATCTACTTTTTTCTACCTATAATTGATTTTAGTTTATCTTGTATATCTACCATCAATGAGCCTAAAGTAAAAACTAGGTACATATAAACCTCTTTTGAATATACAACTAAAATGGCAGCCATTAATATAAAAAACAATAATATAAACATATCCATATTATTTGTCCTCCTTTTCTAGTTCTAATGAAGTGTGTATATCTGATTGTGTTTTTGCCCACTCATCAAACGCATTTACTTCATTTTGTAGTTTATCTCTATAAGTTTGTAAAGTGATTTTAGCATTTACCACTTTTTTTTCTGTTTCTTCTTTGTTATTATAATTGATTTTATTTAAATCATTCAATGCTGATTCTATAATATCAATTGTTGATATTGTTTCTATCATAGTTCTCCTATATTCCCAAGGCTTTGATTGTTTGTTCTTCGGTGGTTGGTAATGGTTTGCCTTGTTGTAACCAATCAACCATCATTTCAAAATAAAAGGCCTCATCTTCTTTACCGTTGGCCTCTAAAATTTGTGTTGCTATTTTAAAAAACTTTAAAGTGGTCATATCTTTCATAGTAGGATCAATTGCTCTTACTACTTTACCTGGTCTTTGATTACTCATCATTTCCTCCTGATTTAAATTCTGGTAAATGGTTAAGATTGGCAAATCTACCATTCTTATCAACAGCATACGCCAAGGTCTGTCTATGTGTCTTAATAGTCTTTTTAAACAAGTCTTTGGCCTCTTTATAAGTTTTTACCATAGTTTTGGTACTTCTATCCAATGATCGCCATTCCATAATAGAATATTCTACAGCATTATCTATCACGCTTTGTTCCCACTCGTTTGGTTTATTGTCCATTTTCTTCCGCATATATGTCTATTTCTACATCACCCATTTCTTCAGCATACTCATCATCTGTATAAGCTACTTTACCAAGATAGTCTGTAGAAGCACCATCTGTATAGTTGGCGTCAACCATATAAGTTGTTACGCCTTCTTTTTCATCTGTGATTTCAGCATTAACCATTGAATGATTAATACCACCAAAGTCAGTAAACTTATGATCTGCTTCAGCTTTGTTATTTGCTAATACGTCTTGTTCTACTACAAGTGTGTAGTAAGTTTTCTTTCTGTAAAGGTTTTTGCCTAAATCTTCTTTTACTAAAACTATATCAGTGTCTTTAAATTGTGTGTCCATAATATTCTCCTATTTGTTGTCTTCACTACTCATTAATAAAACAATGTAGTGTATTGCTTTTAATAAATCTTTTCTATTCTTACCAGCTTTCTTACCATATCGGCAAAGATACTTAATGGCATTTGCTTGGCAAAAATCTTTATCAATTCCTAGTTGGCGTAACATATCTTGTACCTGGAAACCGTCTTTGGTTGTACTATAGTGTTCGCCGTATGTGTTTTTTATGTAATC